CAATGGAAAGCTAATGGTGGAACAACGTCATCTAACAGTGATGGCTCTATAACTTCTACAGTACAAGCTAATACAACAGCAGGATTTAGTATAATCACATATACAGGCACAGGTTCTACAGCTACAATAGGTCATGGTTTAAATTCAGCACCAGAGATGATAATTACAAAAGGAAGAAGTGATGCTCATTCTTGGCTAGTAGGTGTTACGGCTGATAGTTCTGATTTATCAAGTGTTCTGGTTCTGCAAACAAATGCCGCAAGTGTGACAGCAACAAGTAATTATAATGCGGCACCAAATTCATCAACTTATCAAGTAGTCAGTGCTGGCGGAACTAACAACAATACAGATACATATGTTGCATATGTTTTTCATTCGGTGCAAGGCTACAGTAAAATTGGTAGCTACACAGGTAATGGTAATGCAGATGGCCCATTTATCTATACTGGGTTTAGACCAGCTTGGATTATGGTTAAAAGAACAAGTACAAGTGGTGAAAATTGGAATATAAGAGATAATAAACGCTCCCCTATAAATCCCGCAAATGAGAACTTACTAGCAAATGATAATAGAGCTGAAGAAAATTATTATGCTACTGATTTATTATCAAATGGTTTTAAAATTAGAACAAGTGAAGCGGGGCATAATACTAATGGAGCAACATACATCTACATGGCATTTGCAGAACACCCTTTTGTATCATCAAAAGGTGTACCAGTAACAGCGAGATAATGAGTAAGTTATCTGTAAGAAATATTTACTTTACACCTGTAAAGAAAAGAACAAGTATAGGAGACTCATCAAGGAGTAGGCCTAAAAATAAAAACACAAGAAAGTTACATAAACGAACCAGGGGGCAAGGAAAGGGATGATTAAATACTTATTAGTATTATCAGTTTTATTATTTACGACAACAACATTAGCAGATTCAACAAATGACAATAATGCACAAACAAATTCTTCGGGCAGTAACACGCAGATTACAGGTGGCTATACATCTACGACAACAAACACATACAGTGGCGGACAAACAAATACAACAACCAGTACCACTTCATCTACTACAAATGGGTCAGATGTACCCGTTAACTCCGCTAACTCTCCGTCATACTCTGCAATGTCTCAAGATGTTTGTAGTATGGGTATCAGTGGTTCCGTTTCTACTTTGGGTTTTGGCGTATCTGGTGGAAAGCATGTAAGGGATTTGAACTGTGAGCGTATAAAATTAAGTAAAGTTTTATATGATTATGGCATGAAAGTGGCGGCAGTATCATTACTGTGTCAAGATGAACGAGTTTTTGAGGCCATGCTTATGGCAGGCACACCTTGTCCATTTGAAGGTAAGATAGGTTCAGAAGCTATTTCCCAGTGGGAAAAGTATGATGTTGAAAGACCAGACTATGAAGAGTATGTATCTAAATTAGAAACTAGGTCTAGAATAGATGCTGAACTAGAGGCTATTAAATTACAAAAGGAACAAGAAGAACTTGCTAGAAAACTAGCAGAAGAGCAAGCAAAACTAGAGACATTAAAACAACAAGAAGAAGTAGATAATATAATTATTGAAACTGATATAAAGACAAAAGAACAAAGAATAATAAACGTACATAATTAATGAAGTATATTTTACCTATACTTATTACATGTAGTTTTTTATTTGCATGGGACACAGCTTTTAGTGAGACTAGAACCACAGGTAATATTCTTTCTAACTCTACTTTTGGAACAGGCAACACTACGACTACAACTGGTTGGTCAACAGATGGCAATGATGGTGTTCATACTCATGGTGCTTGGAATGGATTTCCATATCAAACAGGCATGGATGATAGCGGTGGTGTATTAGCATTTGAAGGTCATGAAGAAGATAATGTATACCAAGATGTAGATTTAGTTGGTGATGGACATCTAACACAATCAGAAGTTAATCAAGGCTTTACCTCAACTATGGGAGCAGATGTATGGTTTTGGAACAGTATTGAAAACACACTTACTCTTAAACAAACTATTACAGGTTCTGATGGTTCAGTATCTACACAAGTTAGAGAAATAAATGACCATGACCCCAATAGGAATTTTAATGGTGGTGAGTTTACAAACTATACAAATGTTCATATTGAGGGTTCAAATACACAAACAGATTTTACAATTAGAACAGAACTATATAATGAAACTGCAGGCACAACCTATGATAACTATCATCGTGGGCCAGACGTAGATAATGTTACATTAAATATAACATATCGAGATATACCTCCTATTGATGATGATACACAGGAAGCTATAGACGATATTGACGAAGACATTAACGATATTGTTGAAAATATACCAGATGACTTTGATTGGATAAACGAAGATATTACTGAGATACCAGATTTTTCTATACCAGAAGAAGAATTTACAATACCTTTTGATGAAGAGTTTGCTTTTGACGATATATACATAGATGAATTACCTCCAATAGAAGAATTTGATATGGAGGTTTTTGAAGAAATGCCTGTAATGGAAGAGGTATTTTTTGAAGAAGATTTCAGTATGGAACCTCCTCCTGCAATGATAGAGGAAGTATTTACAGAGGAGTTTGAAGAAGACTTTACTGAATTTTTAGAAGAGACTGGTATGGAAGAAGAGTTCATGGAGTTTCTAGAAGATGAAGGCATAACTGCCGAAGAATTTTTTGAAGAGATAACTGAGGAGGAGTTCGATGATGAACTTACTGAAGAATCTTTTGAAGAGTTTGAGGAGCCTATGGAAGAAGTCTCAACAGAGAAAGAAAGCGTTCAAGAGACTGTTGAGGATGAAAAAGAAACAATGGAAGAAAAGGAAGTAGCACAAGATGAAGCAACAGAAGAAGAAGAACCCAATAGCACAGAATCTGAGGAGTCCGAGGTATCAGCAGAAAATAGTGGAGAGCAGGAAACTATACAATCGGAAAAGGTGGACACCAAAGACGGGGTTGTTGCGAATGTTAGAGATACCGAAAATAAGTTAAAGAAAAATTTAAAAGCCATAGCAAAACAAATAGCAAAAGTTACAAAAGAAACAACTCAAAACTTAACAAAAGAAGATTTATTTTTTAAAAACAATACGCTAGATGCGTATAATAAAACAGAATTTTACAAGTCGAAAGACGTATATGTAGACCAAAATTTAAATTTATTTAACCAAATAGATTTAGCAAGTTACAGTCAAGAAATATATACAACTGTAAGTCTATCTAGCTATGTACAAAATGACCCTGTAGAGGTACACACAAAAAAGTTAAACGACATAGCTGATAAAAAAAGAAAATTATTAATTGAATTGGAGGCATTAAAACAATGAAGATAATAGAAAAACTAAGCACATATGCGGCACTAATAGGTGTTATAGGAGCTATAGGTGGTGGGTTTTACACATGGGGTCAGTTCAATTTAAGACTAGACCAGATAGAAAACAAAGAGTTTGTAGTTAATGAGACTGTAGATTTATCACCTATAAAAGATGATGTAGCAAAATTAAAAGTAGAACTAATTGATAGAATAGATGAAGTAGAAGAACAAATACAACCTGTAGATTTAACAAGTGTATTTGCTGACATCGCTGACGTTAGAGAAAAAATTGCTATGATTCAAATTCCAAATATAGATGGATTAAAAAAAGATATTAAAGAAATAACTAATACACTTTTAGATATAGAAAAAAACATAGCGATTATTTCTAAAGAAAACGAAGTACAAGATTTAGAGTTAGAAGAATTAAAAGTAAAATCTAATAATCCTTTAGCTAATTGACATCATAATATCACTAAGTTCTTTGGCACGGTTTGGAGTCTGTCGATTCCAAGCCGAGTCAAGCATTTCCTTTGAGGCAGTCGAGTAGTCCTTACTCTGTAGAGCCTTTATCATATTACGAAATTTTCCCACACCCGCAAATCCCATTTGAAAAATCATTTCACACAAGATTTCCTTGGCTGTGATTGATATGTCATTTATATTATTAATACTACAAAAGTTATTCATACTACTCCAGGCTTGTTCAAAATCTTTATCAAAGATTTCATCAAGTTGTTCTTTAGGATATTCCCTACCTTCTACAAAATCATCTGTATGTGTAACTTTATGGCCATACCCTATGGTACGGAATCCAAGGGTATCTTTGTATACAGTATTGCGATAACCCTCATGTAGTTTAATTCTTTCTTTTAAATTTTTCATATATCCCTTAATAATTTTTTTATATCGTGGTCTAACTTATGACTGTTAGATAAACAATGCCTAATAACAGCAGAAACAGTGTGTCTATATTCATGGTCTTTCATAGCCTCAATAACTTTTTCTGGCTTAACCCAATTATAATCAAACAAAATATTACCATCAGTATTTAAACCTACTTCTAATTTAAACAAGAGAGCCTCGTGCTCTCTTTTTTTATTTGGTTTTGGATTTATTTCCTTCATCTTTTACAAAGTTAGGATTTATTTTTGGGTCTAGTTTAGGCAATTTCATTACTGCATTTATTGCCTGTGCAACCTCACTATAAGGTTTAGTCATGAGATATTGTAACAAGGAATCTCTATCCTCTTTGCTCAATATGTAATTTTCCATTATTTCTCCTTAAATTTTATTTCACCTGCTATGGCACTGTATGCAGACATATCTACATATGTATCTTTACTTACTGCTCCAAGTTTAGTTCTTGCAATCTTTAGTAAAGCCATTAAAATTGCTACATCATGTGCCTGTATAGGTATATCTAGATAGGCTGACCATAGCCTAGCTATATTACTATGGTTTACAACTTTGTCACCATAATCTCTTTGTCTATCTCCACCAACTAATTTAGTAGCTTCTGCTAATAGTTCTTTAGTATTCATTAATTATAATTTTTATTTAAGAACGGAACAAGGTCAATTATTTCTGCACCTTCGTTGTCATGCCCATTGTTTTCTCTTTCTTTTTTATATCTTAAATCATCTTCAAACCCTTCAAGACCTTTATCAAAAACATCTTGAGGACTATCACAAGCAAGTTTCATCATTCCTCTTGCTATTACAGAACATATATATCCTTCTTCTGTATACATCCAGTCTTCTTTTATAACCCCACAGGCAAAGCCTTCTTCTGTAGGAGATACAAATAATTTTATTCCTTTAGTAAAATTAACCATTTTCCCTCACTAATTTAAAAAATACCTTTGCGTCAACTATGACTAAAGGTTCTACTTTATTCATTTTAATTACAGCTATTGGTTCTAATTTAAATTTAGAATTATATTTAGACTGTTCCATTATATCATATATACCTTTGAATGTCTCTTTGTTTTTACATTCTATGGAATATGGTATAAGTTTCCTAGCTTTAGGAGAGAGCTTTATATCAACGCCACTCTCTCCCATTATAGCACAACTTATATCGTCTTGAGATAAATTATTAAATAAAGAAAGAAGTTCATCACGAACCCAGTTCTGCAGTCGTCTGCCTTTGGCTTTTCTACTGCGTATCTTCACTTATCTCTCTAGGATTATTAAGTTCGGTATAGTATACCCATTTAGGACTCTTCCCTTTAGACTGTTGTTGAGGGAGATATTGCAACTTGTCTTTACCCCAACAAGTAAATTTATAAGGACAGAAACTGCAAACTATCCCTAGCACTCTGTTACCTGTGGGAACTTTACGAAAAGTTTCTTCGATGTCGCTAAAGCAACGTCTAAAGGGTTTGTCCTCGTCTAAAGCAGAGATATTATCCTTTGCTTTATTTATAGCTATGTTCTTATATTCCTCATCCTCTGCAGGAGTATCAGTTACCAACCACTCACCCGTACTCTTATTGATAACAATCCACCCACCAAATCTCTTGTTTTCAGATTCAGAATATAAATAACCTTGCGATAAATATCCAAAGGTATCATCATCTACTATAGATTTAAATCCGCCCTCGTCTCCAAACTTATGTTCGAAGGCCCAGGGGGAAGCACTTTTAATATCATAAATAGTATCATCAATATCTATGTCATAAGACCCCAATATTTTGCTGTTACCTAGATTGTAAGATACAGGTTTCTGCGTACTTGTAACATTTACATCAGATGCTTTTAATAGAGTAACAGCTAAAGCTTCTATTAAATCTCCAAATGTATTTCTCATTTTGTTATTGTACGGTTGGCTCTCTTGCTCAACACCCTGTTTCTCCATTTGAAGTTGGCACAAAGGCTTTCCTATGTTTGACATTCTTGCTCTAAATTCAGTTTCTCTTTTATCAGTAAACTGTTTTCTAAAAGCATCTTTGCACATTTCTCCAAACTCTTCTATTAAAACGTCATCAACAGCCACAGATTTCTCTGTAGCTGTTTTAAGAAAGGACTGAACCTTTTCTAATATTTGATTATGCACTTTCTTCGAAAGGATTGCCTTCCATATCAGATACCAACTTTGCATCGGTAGCATCAGAAGTATTGTTTTTAGCCTTATTAGATTGTTTCCACAATTCTAAAACATCCTCATTCTCAGCAGTAATGATGTCTTGGAACTTTTGCATTAGCTCCATATCTTCTTTTGAAAACTTAACTTCGTCTTCATTTACTTTGATTTGAGATACATAGAATATGTTACTACCTGCTTTTCTTTTAGTAGTATCTAAAGAC